ATCCTGCACCATAAACATGAGCTGTAGTATCTGTACCCCAACATAAATTAAGAGAAACCAACATATTTGAACTAGCTGATTTAGGAGTTATACTAACACTCATTCCTGCAATATCTGTAAATGCTTGATCAGTTGTATAAGCAGTAATTGCAGTTACAGTTGTGCTTTTAACTTGCAACACAGCACCAGTTATATAAGGAGTGCCAGTACCACTAGCATTTTGTATATTGTCTACTTTAAGTATGCTTGTCATTTTATGCTCCTATTTCCATCAGTGTAAGATTACCTTGTTGATTATTTCTAAAGGCACTTGCTAAAGCTGACCCCGTATCTACTTTAAATCCAACAGTATAAGTAACCTCTGAAGCAGTTGATGGACTATCTAAAATTTCTCCACTTGCATGAGCTAATAACTCACCCCCTGATACTGAAAATATTTCTGACATAGCTGTTCCACTTCCAGTTGCTAAATTAGTTCCACTAACTGTGCCTCTGAATACTGTATAATAAGCATGATAAGTATTAGCATTAATATATGCAGGAACATTAAATCTAACTAATATTTTAGAACTAGTTGATTGTGGTGTTATAGATAATGACATACCAGTTGAAACGTAAGTTGTACTCTGTGTGTTTAATGCTGTTGAATATGATGTAGATACCACTTGCAACACATGACCAGTCATACTTACACGACCACCACTACTAATAGTCGCAGCAACAGTTCCGTTTGTGTGAGATATATTCTCAACTCCTATTGTACTACTCATGCTATCCTCCTATTTCCATTGCAGTTAATGTGCTAACTGTATAACCATAGTTAGAAGCATTACTATCAGTTCCCATTCTATTTAAAAAAGCTTGATGAACACTAGATACTGGTGTTGCTACTTGTACTGTGTATGTTAAAGTGCTTGTAGTAGAAGGTGTATCAAGAAGGTTTATGTGAGCAGGAACTAAAAATTGTATAGAAGAGCCACTAAAAAACCATGCAAAATGAAACTTTGTTCTATTACCCATTGATTCCGTTGATAACAAAAAGTCTGTTCCATTCCTAACTACTTTTAAAAAGATTTGTTGACTTACTCCTCCTGAAAAATTAATCATGCCAGTTAAAAGTATTTTAGAGTTTGTGCTTTGTGGGGTTATACTTACATTTAATGGTGTATCTTCAAATGCAGTATTTGAAGTATTACCTGAAAAAGTAGTAGTTAATATACCTTGCTTAACTTGTAAAATCATACCTTTGGCATTGATAACACCACCAGTAGTTTTGGGTTGAATCTCGTCAACGAATAATTTAGACAATGGTTAATACTCCATTTACTGTTAATGTTTTGTTCGTGGGAATGGTGTAGTCTCCTGCTACCATTGCACGTTCTCCACTAGCTATTGTTACGTTATCAGTAGCTTCACTACCATTAATCCTTATGCCATCTCTATAGACAGTAGAACTAAACTTATCCCCAGTAACTGAGCCATCAGTAGGCACAACTGAGTTACCAACTTCACCTAAAGCCAATATGTAATCTATTGTGTCTGATGTGGTTAAGTTCTCTGTAAAAATTATCTGAGAACCTGATACACTATAAGCATCATTAGGTGCTTGTGTAACTCCGTTTACAGATACTATTAGTTGCTCTGCCGTAGCAGGTTGAAAGGCAGCAGTACTTTTGGTTAAGTCAAATGTATCAGTAGTAGTACTGATTGTTATATTGTCTAACTTGTTAAACTGTCCAGTTGTAGGTTGTTGTCCTATGAATGGCATGGCTTACTCCGTTGGTTTCGTTGGAAAAGTAATGTTACTTAGTGCATCATCACTAGGTGTTTGTGTTGTTATATCTCTCAAGGCTTGTCTATATGTTGTCCAAGCGTCACTCATTGTTACATCTGAGTTAGCCATCCAATCTGTTTCAGCTAGTAATATATCTCTTTGTCTTCTAAGTTCTGCCATACGTCTGTTAGGTGCATCATTGTTCCAAGCTAATTCTTCAGCATCATACTCTGCTTGCTCTTCACTTGTAAAATCTCTAACAACTGTTTCTTTTGTTGCAAAATCATAAACTGTTTTTGTTGCCATTATAATTTCCTATTCAATAAATAACTTAATATCACCTGCATCAAATGAAGCATTACTATTAGGTCTTATTCTTAATCTATCTAAAGTACCACCTAATGTAACATCTCCACCACCAAACCAACCATTGCTTTGATTATATTTTCCCACATGATTGCTTGAATATTTGTTTGAGCCTAAATGATATATAAAGATTGCTCCTGAAGATAAATTCGCTGCACCACCTCCTAAATAGATTGGCAAACCATTAGTTGCACTTATACCTCCACCACCATAATGAGAGTTTCCAAGATAACCACTTGTTGTTAATCCACTACTTGTGCCAAGTCGTATTATTAAATTTTGACTATTAAGATTTAAACTAACACCCTTGAATATAATAGTAATTCTTTTTGCTGTTGATGGTATGTTAAAAAAATCAACTTCTGTGCCACTTGCAGTAATTGTGCTTGACTCTGTAATGCCACCATCAGTACCACTTACAGTTCCACTAAATGCATAGGTGTCTGCTAAGTTCATTGACTCAGCTTGTATCTTTGATAATGCCATGCTATGCTCCTATTAACTTATATGCACCAAATGATAATGAACCTGCTTCAATTGAAACATCATTACCACTTGCAGTATTAAGATAGCAATACATCTCTAGGTAGTCAGAACTACCATTCATGTCTATTATTAAAGAAGCAGAAAGACCATATCTATTAGACCTAGATGTACCATGTCCTTGTGAACCATTTTGTATAACTTCTGAACCATTTTTAAAAATACTAATTTTTCCATTATATAAATCGTAGTTACTTACACTTTGTATATTGCCAGTAATAGTCACAAGATATTTACCTGCTGTAGTAGGAGTAAACCTATCTGATGCAAAATTATTATTTGTATCAAAGTCTTCAGTAAACCCAGTTACTTTAGTAGTTGCATTTTCAGTTAAAGTTAAATTAGTTGCACGTCTTGCTTGGAAAGCAGGTGTGTTTGTTTGTGAATTAGCTACTGGCAATACACCAGTAACCTTAGATGTAAGGTCTACTGCACTATCTGCTATCTTAGCTGTGCCAACACTACCATCTGGTGGAACTGTAGTCTGTAAAGCCTTACCTAAATATATAACATAGAAATCATCTGTAGTTTCTACATCACCAGTCATAGTCAAACCAGTACCACTAACTGTATAAGCATCTGTTGGCTCTTGTCTTACATTGTTTACAAAGACTTCAATCTCATTAGCATTAGCTACTGCATGAGTTAAGGTAAATCCTCTTTTAGCAGGACTACCAGTAACACCAGTTAAGTCTTGTTTGGCAAAGCTTGTAAAGTTTACAGATGGTTCATTTCCTATATATGCCATGCCATCTCCTATGTGCTTATTGCTTGTACAGTACTAACAATTACATCAAGAGATGTTGCTGTATCTGATTCAAAATATAATCTATCACCTGATTGTACAACTATCTTTGACCCACCATCTATAAGTTCAAGTGAACTATGTGCAGGTATTGTTACATCTTTGATTAGATAATAATCTAAAGCTGTGTTCTGTATGTAAGCTGAACAAGTGATTGCGTTTGCTGTTATGTTTGTCATTCTAACTGAGATTATACAGTCATAACTAGCAAAGTCAGTACCATCAGGTATATCTGTTGCAGCAGTACCTATCTCTCTCATTTTATATTGTCTAAAATTCTGTGCCATTTTTATCTCCTATAAGGCTATAGCCATTGCTACTGCAAAGCCTTGATTAGCAAATGATGATGTGTCTGTTGCTTCAATATTATTCCATGCACTTCCGTCATAGTACTTAAGTTTGCTTGTAGTTGTATTAAAATATAAATCTCCTGCTTCTAATGCAGATAAATCTGGGTCTAACGTTGGGTCAGCTGCTAGTGCTCCATGATAAACATTTGAAAAGTCTGTTTTAGATGCTTCAGCTTGTTGTGCCCAATACTTAGCAGAATACCCAGTATCATCTACTGTACCACTAGTATATGTAGCCCAATCCTTTGCTGAACCACCATTAGCAGCACCTCTACGTTGTGTTCCTATAGCATATTCTTTAGCTGAATACTCTGTACCATCTACTTGATTAGTAGTATCAGTTGCCCATTCTTTAGAACTACCTGAACCTGCTGTATCTGTTACTCCTGTACCACCTAATGCCCATGCTTTAGATGAGTAGTTACTAGATTCTACAACTCCGTCAATCTTGTTAGCATAATTTTCTGCTAGTGTTGCAGATGTACTGGCATTAGTCTCAGCAGTCTCTGCTGCTGTTTGTGCATCTAGTGCTTTCTCTTTATGATGTAAAGCTGAGTACCCAGTTGTCACAGTATCACTTAATGTGAATTGAGTATCTTCAGCATTTATAGCTAGTTTTTGAGCATCTGCAGCATGATTAGATGCGTTTGTTTCTGCTGTTTGTGCATCAGTTTCAGCCTGTTCTGCATCATCTCTTGCATCTTCAGCCAAGCCCTGTGCAGTCTGTGCATCAGTTTCAGCCTGTTCTGCTGCAGCTTGTGCAACTATTGCAGCATCTCTAGCAGCCTCAGCTTGTTGAACTGCTGAAGTAGCTGCTGTGTCTACATAATTCTTTGTTGCAGCATCTTGAGCAGCTGAAGGGTCTGCAACGTTCTTGACAACTTTGTTCTCCATGTCCCACTTATCGTCAGACGATAGGGTAACTGAGTCATTAGTTAAGTCAACAGCTTCTTGAGATGAGTGAAAGATTTGTATGTTTGAGTTGTCTAAATCTTCTTCAGTCAGTATTGAACCAGAAGCAAAGTCTACTGCTCTTGCTGCTAAATCTGTAGTACGTCTAACTTGTACTACAGCTCCACTAGCAGGAGCACTGGTTAGTTGCACTTCAGAAGCTGATGGAAAAGTCAAACCTGTTTCAGCTACTGCATCAACTGTAACACTAATCTCACTGTTTGCAGTGAATGTAAAGGGGATGCTAAACGTAGTTGTAACGTTATCCCCAGTATAGTTTTCATATGATAATGGCATTTGTATTCCTTGTTATTAATGTTGTAACTTTAGGTTTAGTTAGCAAATTCATTAGCTGTAGCATTTATTATCTGCCTAGCTCCGTATAAAGATTGATAAGGAAATATCCTTAAAGCTTTCCTCCACTCAGATTCTGTAGCATCTTGATCGTCAAACAGGTTATTAATAGTTGAACCTCCATTGACTAACAAAGAAGCAATAGGAGGAGTTATAGCATAGGAGTTACCATTTAAAACACCTGAACTTAACTGAGCTATATAACTAAATATAGAAGTCATTCCTATTTGAGCTACAGCACCTTTAAGTAGGTTTCCTGTTTCCATACGTTCTGCTATATATTCATCAGCATCACTACGTCCAGCAGCATTTAAATGTACTCTAGCTACATACATAAGAGCACCCATACCCATAGCAGCAGTGAATAACTTAGCTACAGCTCCAGCATCTCCATTCATTGTCCTAACAGCTAAACGTTGAGTCTGTTGTTCCATAGATGAAAAAGTAAAGTTTAAAAATTGAAACATTGACCTACCTATTTGAGTAGACTTTAACAGTCTATTACTTGTAGATAAATCAGATTCCTGAACATTTGTTCTAGCATCTCTATGACCTATGTTAGCAAAAGCCTCTCTTACTTCTTCATTCCATTTTTCAATGTTTAGGTTCTTAACAGTTCCATTTGCATTCTTTGTAACAATGTTACGATTGTTTAATGTCTGTATTATTCTAGCACCCATCTCATCAGATATACCAAGCTGTTGTCTTTTAATCTTAGAGAAAGGTAACTTACCTTTTGCAGCAGCTAAAGCAAACTCATTAGTAAAGTTTATCATAGACATTCTACGTAAAGTCTGTGTAACACCTGTTAAACCTGATAGAAAAGCCACGTGCTTTTGAGAAGCATAAGCAAACTTTTCTGTAGCTCTACCTATTTTATTACCTGTTGCAGTAGTTATAGTAGCTCCTACATCTTCTGAATCAAAACGTGTAACAGCTGTCCATTTACCTAAATCAACTTCTGCACCTAATCCAAATAGTTGTACTAATTCTTGAACTAAATTTGGGTCTGCATCTGCTGTACTTAGACTAGTAAGAAGTTGCTTATACTGAGGAACAGACTTAAGTAAAGTCATAAAACTGTATTCCATCATAACGTTAGTCAACTCCATTAAAGCTGACATACCTGACATACCCATGTTCACAGCAAAAGACCAAGCTCGTAAAGCTACGTTAAGGTCATGTACTGTTTGAGTCTCACTTCTGTTTCCTAATCTACCAGTAATACCATCATACATAAATTGTACTGCATCTAATTCTGCTTGAAATTCGTCTTTTGTAAGGTTTCTTCCATCTATGTCTTTTAGTATTTTACCTGTAACTAACTCAGAGAAATCAGTACCTTTTACGTTAGTGTTAATTCCATTTCTAGCTAAACCTATAGCACCTGACATTTGAAAGATATAAGAGTTTATAAGTTGTTCACCATCTTCTTCTAGTAAATCAGTAAATCTTAAATCTTCTATATCCCCATTCTTATTAGTAGCTTTAATAACAGCACCTTCACTTAGAATTACACGAGACTGAGCACGTTTAAAAGATTTAGGTGTTTTAGATTGTGTGACAAGGTCTATAATATCATCTATATCCTTTTCATCAAACTCACCTTTTAAGGCAGCTTCTAAATCTTCTCTAACCATTGGGTTGGTATCTGTTATACCTGACTTCCTAAATTTAGCACTTATTATAGATTTAGTATAACCTCTAGCAAACTTTCTTATGTAGTCATTAACAGCATCAAAGATTTCTTCATCTGTTAAATTTTTAAGTTTGCCTTTTTTAGTTAAAGTTTTTAACACTTGATCTTCTATATTAGGCTGTCCTCTACGAATAGCATCTTCAATTAAATCAACGATTACTTCGTCATCAAACTTATCTCTAACATTTTTAACTTTTAAATCGTTAAATAAACGTGTTAAATAATTACGATTATCATCTATTTGTTTCTTTGTAAGACCTACAACATCTGCCTTTACTCCTAAATAACCTAAGTCATCTAAAACTTTTCTAGCTATTTGTCCTATCTTTACTACTTCAGGGTCTACGTTTGTATCAATACCTCGTAAGTAACGTGATAAAGCTGTGTTAAATTCTTCTTCTGTAAGTCCTGTTCTTTTAATAAACTTAGACCTTTCTCTTGGAAGTATCCCTGCAAGTTGTGCACGATATTGACCTTGTAATCTTCCCATAACTTCTGTGACTGAACCTGCATTAGTAACTCTACTACTATTAGAGTAACCTGCTACGTTCATACCTAAAGTATTTCCTGCCCACCTTACTGAACCTAAAGGTGAGTTCATCATTCTTGCACCTACTGATATTAGTTTACGTAAACCAAAAAGACTGTAACCAGCTTGCTTAGGTGTTAATTGCATTTCTTCAAGAGTAGGAGGAGTTGTATGTCTATTAGTGTTAAAAGTTTTTCCAGCTTCTGTGAAAGAAGGGTCGCTTAATTCTTTATCTATAATTTTATTAGCAAGTGTTCCTTCGTTAAACGATTGATAAAATAAATTTTCTGATGGTGTTAAAGTTTGACCTAATCTAAACTTATTATCAATAGTTGCACGTTGTCCTGCTTTCCTAAAAGCTGTTATAGCACCATTTAAACCACCACCTATAACTGCTCCTGCTCCTCCTGCTATAAGAACATCATTAAAATCTATATTGTATCTAACATCATTTCTAATAGCTTCAAAGGCAGCATTCTCACTTGCACCAACTACAGCACCAATCTTAATAGCTCGTTTAACATCATAAGCTCTCTTCACAACACCTGCAGTAAGAGCAGCTGCTCCTCCTATTGGAGTTGTTGTAGCTGAAGCTAAAGCAGTAGTACCTGCTATGATTGCCCATTCAGCTGGGTCAAACATCATAGCAAATATTCTACCTGTAGTACCTTTCCAACCTGCTGCATCTAAGTCTGCTAAGTTTTTCTGAGTAGCTAAGTTAATCTTTCTTTGCTTCATGGCTGTATTAAAACCATAAGCACTAGCATTCTCTAATACATCTATAGCTGCATCAGTTTGTAACCCATCTGTTAATTCTTTAATTAACTCAGGAGTAAAATTGGTTATAGGTACATCATTTACCACTTCAAGTTTATCTGCATGATCAGATATAGCTGATGCAAGGCTATCTTCTTTGTAGCCAATTCCTACACTTTCCCAAAAGCCTTGTATCTCTTTGTCTTCTGCCATCTTTCTTTGTTGATTTAGTAGGACACTTTCTTGAACAGTGTTAACTATAGGTATAGTAGAATCTTTAGCTACTACTGACTCTAGTCCTAAATCTTTTAACAACATTTCTTGAGACATTTACATTTCCTTTTTATCTACTTATTAGTAACCCAATTATAAGCACTTGTCATAAAGTTCTTAAACTTAGTGGCACTTGCTTGTGCTTTCATATCTAAGAAAGAAGGTAACTCTTTAGAAGGTACATTATCATCTGATGTAAACCTACGTATAGTTATAGCATTAGGTAGTTCATTTATATCATAAGAACTAAGTTGTACTTGGTCATTCTGATTACCAGCTATAAAGTAAACTTTACTTCCTTCAACTTTAACAACTATACCAGCATGACCTTTACTTCCTATTCTCTTACTTTCTTGTGGTGAATGTTCTTTAACTAATACATCACCAGCTTGAGCATCAGCAAAGTTACCTCTTGGTTTTCCTTCAGGAGCTAAACCATTATAGACAGATTTACCTGCTGTTTGATAAGTTTTAATACGAGCAAAGTCATACTTGTCTCTAGTTTTAATAAACTTAGAAGTGTTAACACCTGAATCACGTAGGACTTGAGTTACAAAAAGAGCACACCAAGAATTATTAGCAACAAAGTTTTCTAGACTTTGACCTTTTTGTTTGGCATCTCCTACTATATTTTTCCACATACCATATATAGCTTCTCTACCTACACTGCTACCTTCAGATATACCTAAAAGGTTAACAGCTGTTTCTGCAGGGTTCTTATCTTTTGCTATACTAACTACAGTATCTGTAGAAGGTTTCTCACTTATTTTAAATGTATCACCTTTTGTAAGGGTAGATGCTTCTGCTTTAGGAAAGATGTAGTCCATAATAGTAGAAGAAGTTTCATTAGCAAACTCTTTAGTCTCTTCACCTACAGCTTCTGCCATCTCAAAGGCACGTTTTTTGGTCTGAGTAGCCCATTTATTTAGGCTAATTGTACCATCTTCAGCTACGTTGTACAACATTTCAAACTTAGCTTTAGCTAAAGCTTGAGCTTGTTCAACAGAGCCTTGTGCATATTGACCTGCTTCTTTAATAGCTGCTGTAAATTTTTTCCAAGTTTTTGGGATGTTAGTTACACCTAACTGGTAACCCATACTAATGATAGCTGACTGTGCTTTCTCAGGTATGTTTCTAAAACCTTGTATTTCTTGGTCTAGATAGTTACCAATCTTTTGTACTTTTAAGCTAAGTACTGCAGCTCCTTCTTCTTTTGTAACGTTGTTAACATCTTTAATAAGAGCTTTCTCATCAGCCTCTAAAGCAGGTAAATAGAAACCATATCCTACTGACCTATCTTTACCATCCTTATAAGGGGTACTAGAGAAACCTTCCTGAGTTGCTATCATGTTAGCTGTCTTATCTTCTATAGTGTTACCTTCCATTGTAACAGTTTCTCCTGTTTGTTGATTACTAGGTATAAACTCACCTACTTGAGTTTCGTCTAAGGTAGATGCACCTGCTGGTTTAATAGGGTTTAAGATATTTAAAAGGGCACTACCAGAATCAGACCTAAGAAACTTTATTATTTCTGAAGGAAGTTGCTTAATAAATTCAACTTCTCTATCCCCTATCTTTGGAGAATTTTCTACTTCAGTTATAAAATCTTTATCAGATTCACTTGATTCAACTATAGCATCTCCTACACTATTAAGTATATTTTTTACTGTTTTAGGTGCATTTAAAATACTCTTAGCAATTTCACCTTCTCCTATCTTTGTAGGAGTACGTTCTCTTCGTTCATCACTGTCAAAGCTAATTAAAGATTCTACACTATTTTCAAGAGGTTCAGCTTCTGCTCTTGCTAAATCTTTTGCAACCATGTTATATAATGTTTTAGGGTCTGATAGTATTTTAACTTTATCAAACATTCCTAATATATTTGTAAAATTTCCATCAGCATCCGTTACTCTAATACCAACTTCTACTGGATTAATAGGGTTAGGTACTAAAGATATATCATAAGTACCTGCTTCCAAACCTTGTGTT